GATCCTTCAACGGTTTCTTCCAAGAGAGGAAGATACTTGCGAAACTTTTCCGTGAGAGACATTGGACTTTTGGTGTACCTAGGTATTGTAGGATAAAATGAGGTTGGTGTCAACCCCAATGCTGGTTGCGTGGATCGAACACGCCTTAGGCGAATTATGAGTTCGCTGCATTCACCAGATTGCTAAACCAGCTCAGAAGTTTACTTGTTCAATGTCTATCGGTATGCCTCTGTTGTCTTCCAGAGGTTCATACAAATCTTTTTTATTCTCTTCCATGTCAGTTATCACAAACATCTCACCTGCTTCCATTCTTTCCATGTAACTATCATAGTTCGCACGAAACTCTGCGATTGTAATGTGATTTGACATTTAAAATCTTTCTTTTATATAGTCGGAATGACAGGATTCGAACCTGCGACATCTCGCTCCCAAAGCGAGTGCTCTAACCAAACTGAGCTACATTCCGTGGCGGAAAGGGTCGGATTCGAACCCACGGATGCTTTCACATCGGCAGTTTTCAAGACTGCTGCCTTAAACCACTCGGCCACCTTTCCATTTATTTTCTGAGAGAGGCAAGAGATTTCCTAGGAACCTTATGCCTGAACTCATCTTTCATATTATACACTAGTTCATAGTTCTCTGTCAAGAGATAGTAACCAGTGAGATCTTTTCCATCGTCTACCCAACCGTAACTAATTAGTCTTTCATTAACGTCTTGAACATCAATGAGTCTATTCGTGTTCAAGTAGTGGTTGAATCGTTCGTGGAGATTGATCATCGTACCTCAAAGTCAAGTTTACGAACTTTGCGTTTCCGCCTGTTCTCCTGATATTCTAAATCCTGTTGTGTCAGGATACCATGATTATTTACACTCTTTTCAGAATTGATTAACACAACTTTACTTAGGTCAACTGCCGTGACTTTATCTTCCTTAACAGTTGTCATATTGGAACAACCACAAGACTGTGACTTACTTGAACTATGCAACTCTCTGTTACATACTTTGCATCTTACGGATAACATTTTTCATGAACCTCCTTGGAGTGATGGGTGAAGAGGGATTCGAACCCCCGACCAATAGAATGTAAATCTACTGCGCTACCGCTGCGCCATTCACCCTGAATTTTGGATGAGATCTATTTTGGTATCTCCCACCCTCGCTCTACCGCTGAGCTAAACAGGAATACGTTATTCTGGTGGAGAAAGATTTAAAATATACTCCACAGTATTTGCAACGTCATTCATGGCATCTCTAAGAAACGGTTGTTGACCTGCTTCCATTAACATAGAATCATCATCTGATGTTAGTGTCCACCGCCACTGTTTCATTTCTTCTGAATACCACAAATTAATCTTCATAATATTGTTTCTGGTTATTTAGGGCATATGCCCAGAGCGGAGTATCGGAATCGAACCGACGACATCTAACTTGGAAGGATAGCGTTCTACCGCTGAACTAACTCCGCGAGGCGACTCAGGAGGGACTTGAACCCCCGACCAACTGCTTAGAAGGCAGATGCTCTATCCAACTGAGCTACTGAGTCAATGATCAAAGTATAACAGGTTTCTCTGAGTTCGTCAAGCTCTCTTAAAGACCTTAGAGATTTCCCATCAACCCTGACAAAGCAGATTCTACACATATTTAATCACCTTGTCAAGTCTCCCTCTTGCTAAATATCTACGAACGATATACTGTAAAAAATGAAAAGGTTTCTACCTTTCATTATGCTTTTGATGGCGGCACCTGCACATGCCGATCTCATTACCAAACATTCAACCAGTGTTCAACTGACTGTTGATGCTGCTGCCTCTCAGGCATCTCGTATAGGTTCTTCCTATTCTGTGAGTGGTAATAACATTACTGCCACAACTCTTGGCACTCTTGCTGCTCCTACCGCATCTGCTGGTATAGGACAAAATGCAGTACATATGAATGCTGGCAGTTATACCCAGACAACAGCAGGTGATGCGTTTTCTTTCAGTGAAACATTCAATCACGGAGACGCAATCCCATCTATGACTACCCTGACAACTGGTCAAGCCACATACCTACCAACATTTGGAAATACTACAACATCTGCTGGTGGCGTTGCTGGTTCTCTCGCTGGTACTATCAATTCTGCTGGGGTTATGTCATTAACTGCTGGTGGTTCTGGCACAAGTGCAACTGGACAATTTGTTTCTGAGATTACCATTAAATAGTAATGTCTAATCTAAGAGAAGCAATCGGTCTCGGGTTGATTCTTGGTGCTTTACACGGGGCAGCACAGGCTGTCCCAGTGGTTCCTAACTTCACACAAGGATCCATGACCAGCCACACAGAGACGACACAAAAAATTACTGAGACCATCAACTCGATGGACTATAATACTGGATATCAATATTCTGCTACGGGAAGTGGCATTACAGTTAATGGTAACCTATCTCCTGGTACGGGAGCAAATAATGTAACTATCGATGGAGTGACATCATCATGGACTGGCGTAACAAGCAAACCAACATTCACACAGACAACACCAGGAGCAGCGTTTCAGTTCACAGAAACGTATCAGGGTCCAGGTCTCAGCACACAAACAATAATTCAAAGAACCACAGAGGTTCAAAGCATCACAGATACTACAAGCATCTTTTCTCAGTAATTTCATTAGGAGCATTTTGTTATGGAAACGGAGTATGGGCAGAAACGGTTGGCGGCGTTAGTGCCACTGCTGCTCCTGTTGCTAATAGTTCAGGCAGTGTTACAAATCAGGCAATCCAAGTTTTACAAGGACCCTACATTACAAACACCTATGGGGCTGGGATCCAGTGTCAGGGTCCCACAAGAAACTTCACTCCTTACGTAACAGGATCTGCATCTGCTACTAAACCTTGGGAACCTTATTACGATTCTCCCGTCTATGACATGAGGGACATGGATGAAGATGGTGCTCCTGATAATCCAGGTGCCATTCTTTATCAAGTTCCTACAAGAACTGGACAAAAAAATAATTACAATCTTGGTGTTGGTTTCTCGATCACATGGTCAGAACCTCTTGATAAGAAACTACAAGACCAATGCAAAGAAGCAGCTGCTGCTAACATCGCATTGATGCAACAGACAACTGCTAATAAGAGATTAGATTTTGAGATTGCCAGACTCAAAAATTGTGGCGAGCTCATAAAGCAGGGCATCAGTTTCCACCCCAAGTCTCCATATTATAAAGTATGTGCGGATGTGGTGGTTAGGGATGTTACTTATATCAAACCTCACGTTCATCCTATCCCTTCTTCTTCACCTTCGCCTTCACAGACTTCAACTTTGCAATCGCTTGATTCCGATCCCGCTGCTCTTCTCGGCGCTCCGCTACAGACAGGATTGGATCAACCTTCCCCCTGATCTTAGCAATCTTCTTCATAATTTTTTTGACCGTTGGTTTGACTACTTTTAGAAGTATGTCTGCCAGCGGTTTTGCCATAAGTGCTGATGCTGTTGCAACGACAGCAATACTTGAAGTAGTTACAACTGTCCCAGCAGCAGGAAGACCAGCAATTACTTGCTCTGGTAGAGGCACAGATTCTGTGATCTGAACACACTCATTACCTATGAGTTTATACTCAGTAACCTTCTTTCGGAAACCTTCTACATATGTTCCGACAGGTTCTTTTGCCTGCTGTCCTGGTGTGGGACAATCTACCTTAGCAGTGGTTGGTGCTGCTGCTGGTGGTGGTAGATCTACTTGTCCTGGTGGTTTTGGTTCTTCTTTTTGTCTAGTATCTACTTTTGGTACTGGTGTAGGAACTATTTGATTCGGTTCAAAAGTAATAGGATTAAAACTGGGGAGATTACCATCACAGTAAGTAACCAATCCTTTGGGGTCATCCCCTGCAATCGTATTTGATTTTGAATTCGTCTCATGAGCTTCTACGCATCCTGGTACGTCAACGATAGGCACACCAATATTTACCACAACAGGTGGTGCAATGGGCATTGATGTTGAAGTTGTATTAAAAACTTCTGTGACAGGAGGGATATTTAATTCTCTGATGACAATATCCTTTGTTCCAATCTCACGAATCTCCATTAATCATCGTCTTTAAACAAATTTGCAATAGCAGTAAACACAGAATGGAAAGCAATGTAGAGAAAAAACTTTCCCTCAGAGTCTCTGCTCTTCTTTCTTCTTGTAGTGGTCATAACTAACAATCATTAAACACTTTACCGACTTGTGATCCAAGGTTAGAACCGACTCTTTGCCCAAGTAAGGTCATCCAACCAGCAGCTAACCATCCCACATATGGAATATTTATTACAGCAGGTACAAGAGCACCAGCAGCAATGCTAGTTCCTGCTAGGGCACCTTGACTCCGTGCGCCAGCGTCCGCCCTGATACACTCTTCGCTTTTTGCAAGGGACTTTCCCTCGCCGTCAACGGCACCTCCTAAGTTTCTAGCACCATCCATCGTATATTGATCAACACGATATTCTCTACGACTCTCAATACCACCTCCACCAAACAATCCACCTTTCTTCTGATCAAGTTTCAGTTGTCTTTCAGAATTTAGAATGGCAGGATCGTTTGCTTTGTATTCAATTTTATAACCATCCCTGGTTGCTTCTACCTTATATGATGAGTAGTCACCACCAGGGAAATTGATTACTGGATACTGCGGTCGAACAGCATTCAACAAATGACCGAGAACACCAATATGAGCTACTCCAAAGAGAACACCCAATCCAATAGCAATGTTTTTTACTGAGGATCTTTTTACTTGTGTGTCATCGGTCTTTTTCATGATCAGAAGGGCGATTTAGGAAGGGACGCACCACCTGGGATAGCACCACCAGTCATCTTAGGCATCTCTGGCATAGCACCACTGATCATACCAGGGAGTGCTTCTGTTACTGATGCTGTGACTTGCTCGATTGCTGCCTTCTTAGCAGACTCAATCATTGCGTCTTTGTTGAGTAGCACATATGCTCCACCACCAATAAGAGCAGCAGATGTGAGACCAGACAGAAGAGCAATAGCGTTGATTAGTTTTTGCATTTTATTTCTCGTTGAATGTTTTTTCCAAATCCTTCAATTCAGAATAATATTCACAAGGATACTCCATGGAAATTGGGTCTTTATCAATCAACATGTCAGTGCGACACATGCCATTTCCAATCTCCATGTGACCAATGATGAAAAAAGTTAATAAAATCATAATTCTATACCGTAGGCATTACAGGTGGTTCGCCGTCCTTCTTAGGTGCAGTGGCAATTTGAATCGGGGCTTGTTCGATACGAATCGTTTGCGCTGGTGCCGTCTGCGCCGCAGCTTGAATGAGTTTTTCAAGATCTGCCTTGGTGACACCGCCGCCAGCAACGCCCTTGAATGTACCATCGCCATTCTTCTTTGCCGTCTGGACGCCAAAGGTAGCGAGCACCCCAGTAAAGACAGACGCGATGAAAGTCGGGTCAAGTTTCTGCTCGGGGATGCCAAGTGCGGGCGGCAACTTAATGTAAGCAAGGGTGAGAATGCCGCCAGACCAAACAAGGATCCCAAGACGCACGAAAGTGCTAATGATGGCAAGGTGTTCTTCGCTATCCCCAGCAGCTTCCTTGAGTTTAGCGAAAGGTCCTTTCTTCTTTTCGACCTCTTTAACCTCCTCCTTGGGAGATTCTTTAA